GGCAGTCGTAAGAGAGGTAGAACTCGATGGATAACTACGGGAAAATCACCATAGAAAAAATAAAAGAACAAGATGTTCTTTGGCTGACAAAATACATCTTTGAAAACATGAGACCTATGGATAAAAAAGAAATCACCGCCCTTTGTGATCATGGAGAAGAAGCTGTGAGACAATCCATTATTTTATCCGATGAAGCCTATGTGGCCAAGAACGGAGAACCAGTCATGATATTCGGTTTCGTGGAAAAATCATATTGCATATGGGCATTAGGAACCGTCCTTGTAGATCTGTACCATAAAGAACTTGTGAAAATAGGACTGCAGTACATCAACGACTGTAAAGGAAAATATGGATACATGACAAACTGGATCCATGAGGACAATACAAAAGCGCTCCGATACATCAAACGTGCTGGGGCGCTTTTTACAGATACATGCAAAACAGAAAAAGGAGATATTTTTGTGAGATTTGAAATAGGAGGGAAATAATGTGCAGTGTAATGGGCGCCATGATGGGGCTGCAGCTTATATCAGGGATTAATCAGAACAGGCAGATAAGACAGCAGACCGCAGCGCAGGTGTCTGCATATAACGCGCAGGCACAGGCGGCAGATCAGAATGCAAGAATAATGGACCGGCAAAGAGAACAGATTGCGGAAAACTACGCACAGCAGCAGGAAAAATTGAACAGTAAAAGAAAGCTCATTTTGGGGCAGCAAGCGGCATCTGCAGGAGCATCAGGACTGGATAATATAGGAAGCGTTCTTGACGCAAACAGCGCAGCCATAAGCGAATACAGACAAGACAGTATGAATCTTTTGGGAAACCAGAGAAATGACACTTTGAACGCCTACACAAACCAAGTCAATTATGAGAACCAGGCAAACGCCGCAAGAGCCTCCGCGGCGAACGCAAAAGCACAGGGGAAATCCCAAAGATTGGCAAACTTCATCACCACTGCCGCAGGGATGTTTGGGACGTATAAACAATTCGCAGGAGCAAGCCTGCCGAAACCTGCAGGAATGAATATGAGAACAGGCTTTGATGGGAGCCTTACCGGCGGAAATCTGACCTATACCACTCCTGCTCCCATGTACACAAGAAATGCCATGAGTACAGGATTTACCACCAAAGTAGGGCTGACACAGACGAAAGACATCATAGGGCAAGGCATAGGAAAACACTATGATCCGTGGCGTTCAATCTGGAGGAAATAATGAAACTCACACAATACGACTCGACAATAAATAGAAACCTCTCAAACGCAAAAATAAACCCCATTACAGATCCCAATGCTTATGGCGCGAACGTAACAGGTACAGAAGCTTTGGGAAACGCTTTGGGGCAGGTGATTGATGCAAGAACAAAAGCATGGATGAAAGACCAGAATGATAGAGTCGTTGATGCGACAAACGAATATAACCGACAGATTAATTCCCTTTTGTATGACGAAAAAAACGGATTGACAAATACCATGCAGGGGAAAAACGCAGAAGGACTCCAGGCAGCTTATCAGCAGAATGAAGAGAAGATTCGCCAGCAGATTATGAGACAATACGGAATAAGTTCAGAGTATGCCAACAGAGCCTTCCGTAACCAGGTAGAAACATCTATCACATCCAACCTGGACAGCATAGATAAATTCCAAAGAAAAGAATTTCTCTCCTATGCAAGCAATCAGATGACAGAAATGAATGAAAACGCAATCAACTCGATTGTGAGAAGTCCGGACAGTTTTGAATCAGTTTATGGAAATATGGAGACAACATCAAGAGCCATCATGGCCGGAACAGGAATGGACGAAAAATCCATAGACATTAAACAAAGAGCTATCCTGGATCATACAGCGGAAACCGTCCTCTCCACATTAGCCGCATCCAATGACTATGAACGGGGAAATACACTCATAGGACAATTGAGGGCAAGAGGCGGGAATGAAGTTATTTTAAAGAAATACGAAACATTATTTACAGGTAAAAAAGTAGCAAAGACCACAAAAGACAGCGCGGAAACATGGCTGAATAACCATCCGGAAATGATGGGAAAATCAAAAGAAGAAGTATGGGAAGCCTACAGAAAAGAAAATCCGTTGTCTTTCGGGAAAGATATAAAGGGCATTGCTACCGGGAATGAATCCTATGATAAATGGGATTCATTTTTTAGAAAAGCACAAAAAGAAACAGGGCTTTCCGATGAACAGATAAGAAACCTGAAAGCCATGTGCATGCAGGAATCCACCTTTAATCCAGAAGCCTATCATGATGATAATGACGGAGATCCTACCTTAGGACCATTCCAATTTAAATCAGATACAGGCCTATCTGTAGGGCTGGATCCGGCGGATAGAAAAGATCCGGAAAAAAGCATCACAGCGGCGGCAAAACTGTACAAAAAAGATTTGGAATACCATGGCGGCGATGATGAACTGGCAATCCTTTCCCATAACGGAGGCGCAGGCGGGACAGAAGCCGCAAGAAGAAACAACTATCTAAACGATGTATCAGAACGCTATAAAGAATTATACGGAGAGGAATTGGGACATCATGTCATGTCTGACGAGGAAAAAGCCGCACTGGAAGAGACCGAAAGGAATTCCTTCTTCTCTGTCTTTGGGGAACATCTCCAGGCAAAAAAAGCCAAAGAAACAGAAATGATGAATAACCTGCAGATCCAATTGATGGACATGACAGAAAATGGGACATCGAACGAAGATATGTACGAATTTATAAAATCCAAAGGAGTAGAAAATCCCGAACTTTTAAACAACGGATCTTATCGCAGTTTGAGATTGAGCGCATTAAAAGCCGTAACGCAGGAAAAATCTCATGGCGGATTTGGTGGAGCAGAAGCACAAAACAAGGCATTCGCGGGAATAAAAGCCAGTATCGGAACAGACATCATGAACGATGATGACTTGAATAAAACATTAAAAGAACTGGAACAAAGGGGATATGGATTTACTCCCGCACAAATTGTAGAACTTAGCCAGGAATTAACAAAAGCACAGGCAGGAGAAGGGAAATACTCCGTAAAAATAGATGACACGGAAACAGACGTCATGGACATGACAGGGTTGGCAAAACCGGAAATACAGAAAAACTATGCAGAAGCCAAAAAGATCGTCATGCAGGAAGCCTTTGATTTCAAAAGTAAAAATGGAAGAGAACCTAATAAATTTGAAAGAAAAGGGATGTGGATAAAAGCCCTGACAGAACAAAAAGTGGGACCGGATTATGGATTCTTTGGAATGAGCACGCCGGAAGCCAGTCCGGCACAATTAATGGAACTTGGAATAAAGAGTGTGTCCTACACCTATGATGATAAGGGAATAGATGCAGTGGACTACTACGGAAGACACCATTATATTCCCGCCGAAGACTGGGATAAAGTCAAGAAAAACGAAGTAAACATAGAAGATTACTAAGGAGAAAACCATGGACGAACTGGAAATGCAAGAGGAAGAAAGAGTAAAAAATAGAGTGGATCGAATCCTTTTAGGAATAAAACCGATGGATCCGAATACCGATCTAAGAACAACCCCTACCATTGACGCCACTCCCCACCAAGAACCGAAAGGGATTTTAGAAAAAATTGGAGATGGAATCAGCGGAGCGGCAGAAAGCATTTCAAACGCCGCCAAAGGCTGGGCGGATAATAGACTCCAAAACATGAGTATGGACATCTACAGCAATCTTTATGATCCTGATCCGGACAAAGAAAAACGTCTTGAACAGGCGCATAAAATAGGGGATCCGTTGGGACTTCCCGCGCAAATGCTTGTGGACAGCAAAGAAGCCTATGAAATGGCGCAGAACCAGTATGCCTGGATGAAAACACAAGAAATCATGCAGGGACGTCCGTTCTCTGCCAATGCCTTAAAAGAACTCTATCCAGAACTGGCGGAGATCGCCATGAACGATCCTGTATCGGCGTCACTTGCTTTAAAACAAGCAGATCAGATTTTACATGATAGAGGAGTCATCACAGGAGCCACAGCCGGAAAAATCAGCGGAGAACCGTCATCTATAGGCGAAGCATTCAAAGCCTTTACCGATGCATGGGAAGCCGGACAAAACATGGACAAGATTTCTGAAATCGGTTATGCGGCCAGGAACGGAGACATTACTGATGAAGAAATGAATAGAAAAATAGAAGCCATTAACGCAAGAACCAAAGAATATGACGGCGATTCCACCATAGGGCTGATTGCAACCGAAACCGTAAAACAGTTTTCCATGATGGGGGCAGGAATGCTGAGAAGCCTCCCGGAAGGAGCGGCGGCAGGGTTAGCCATAACCTCTGTCTTGGGGGCGCCAGTCGTGGGAGGAATCATGGCCGCCACTATCTTTGCATCATCCCTTAGATCAAACATGGGGATGAACTACTACCGGCTGGCGAACAAGAAAAATGCGGATGGTACAAATATGTATTCAAGAAACGAAGCAAAAGGGATGGCCACCCGTGAAGCCGTACTGCAGGCAGGCGTTGAAACAGGACTGATGTCACTTGCCTATGGCGCACTGGTAAAAGTTATAGGGAAAAGTGCGGCTAAAGCCGCCATAATGAATGCAGGCACAAGGAATAAACTTCTGTCCGCAAGCCGCGGAGCCATGAGAAAATATGCCATAAAAGAGGCCGCAAAACAATATGCCAAGGGGACGGCGGCGGAAATTGCAGAAGAAGGCTGGCAGGATCTGATCTCTAACGCTGATGAAAAAATGATGGGAAGAGATAAGAACATGACATGGAAAAACATGTGGAACAGCGCTTTTGACGCTATGGTGGAAGCCATTCCGGCGGCAGTAGGGATGGGCATGCCAGGAGCCGTCATTTCCGGCGGTGGTAATTATGCAGGATTGAAACGACTGACAAAAGAAGACTGGCATGCCGCAAGAGAAGCATTCTACCGTGAGAATGAAAAAGAAATGACACAAACCGTCATCAAAGAAAGAGAACAGAACAAAGTTTTCAAGATAAATCCGGAAGTCTATGCACAGAAGACACAGGCACAGCTTGATAAAGAAGGGATGGGAACTATATACATTGATGCTGCCGGCGCTGCCGAAACAGAAGAAGGAAGAACTGCATTGACGCAGCTCGTGACGGACGGAATCGCCACAGCAGAGCAAGTGGACGATGCCGTGAAAGAAGGAACACAGCTGGAACTGAAAGCCGGTATCTACATGCAGAAAATCTCCGAAGAATCTGCAGAGACACTATCTAATCATGCTGCTTTCGATAAAGACGGGCAGACACTCCATGACATCGAAGAGGCAAGAAAACATATAGAAAAAACAAGACAGATATTCAACGCAACAAAAGAAGCAAGAGAAGCAGAAGTGGCAAAAACAATCCTTGACCGTGACTTCACTGATCCGGAACAGAAAAACGCCATGGAAAAGATCTTTGCAGAAGGCATGGGTGATATAAAAGAAAACTATAAAAAAGTAAAAGCAGAAGCACTGAAAACCTATGAAGAACTCATCAACTATAAATATTACGCGGACTATGAACCGCAAGGAGTAGAAAAAGTTCCCGTGTATGAATGGTCCAGAGACTATGAACATGGAGGAGTAATTACAAGCGGGTATATAGGCGGATCTTACATCAGAACGACAAATAATGACAGGTGGTATGCAAACGCTTGGAAGAAATACGGAAGAAAACCGAACAGAAGAGAACTCTATGACATAGCCGAACAAGAAGCCATCAATGAAATAGACAGCACATCAGCCTTTTCAGAAGAAGAAAAACAGGGATATATCAATTCCATCCAAGCGGCAAGAAAAGAAGTAGAAACCATTGAATCCCTGGAAGACTATGTAAAAGAACTGGACACAAGAGACATTGCCGCAAGGACACTCTTGTCGCAAAAAGCCTATGACGATGTGTACGCTCCCACGCTGGAACAACTGAAAAAAGCTCCTGCCAAAGCAGCAGAAGCGGCAGAAGAAAGCGCTTTTGTGTACGCAAGACTTGTAGATAACTTCTCCAAGATCTATAACCTGCCCGTAGAAAACATTGTAGCGTCAATCCAAAATGGCGGAAAAAATGATGGGTATAAGCAAATACTTCTTGATTTTAAGAAACGACTGCAATTAAGTGAGGGAAAAAGTTATCATGCTGATGAATTAGAAACCACAGCAACCATCAAAGGAAATGAATTTGGGGAATATGAAGATATAAAGGAATTAAGAGAAAAGGCCCTTGATTACTACAAGAGAGAACTACAAGGGCATAGTGTTTATAATGAACTTTTGGGAAATATAAAATTTGAAGAAAAAGAACCAGATGGAGAAGTACAAATTACAGGAAGCGGAAGGAAGAAAATGTCTTCTTCCACAGCTAACCCATTGAAACTGCTGTCAATTAAAAGTTTAAAGGAATTGATAAGTGGTGCGAACATTATCACAGCCGCAGAAGCAAAAGACGGAAGGCACAAAGGATGGAAATTCTACTATCTTCATTCGAACGTGGAGACCAATAAGGGGAAACAGTATGTGGTGGTAACTGTTGCTGATAAAGGAAGTGGAGCGATAGATTATTACAACCACAACATTTATACAGAAGAAGAGTATAAAAAAATAGAGAGTGATATTAATGCGACTCTCGAACACCGTGTTTCCAGTACGGGTCGGTTTTCGCAAAATACATCACTCTCTTCTGACCTCATTATATATCCATCCATAAATATTTACAAGAAAAAGAACCTGGAACAATATAAAATTTATCATCAAAAAGCCTATCACGGAAGCCCCTATACCTTTGACCATTTTGATTTAGGAGCCATAGGGACAGGAGAAGGAGCACAGGGGCACGGATGGGGATTGTATTTTGCACAGGATAAGCAGATTGCTAAAGCTTACAAAGATACTTTGAGTCACAATATGTATGGGGATAACGATTTGATGTTTAATGAAGAAGCATTGAATAAACTATATAGTACACTTTCTGACAAAGCTCATACCGAAGCTGATTATGATAAATTGTCTGTGATAGAAAACATCCTGATAACGCATACAGAGGATGATGTGCTCAATAATTCTGATGAGATGTTTGATGCGGAAGCCGTCAAGTGGTGGAAAAATCAAAGAGAGATATACTTGAATAAAGAATATAAAAAAAGTTCACTCTTTGAAGTAGATATTCCGGAAGATGATGTACTGTTGGACGAGAAAAGAAATATTAATGAACAGCCGAAGAAAGTACAGCAGGCTGTGCGCAAAATGTATCGTTCTTTAGGATATAAGACATCAGCATTGAAATATGTGACCGGAAAAGAATTTTATGATACGGTAGCCGCAGAAAAAGGAGGGCAGAAAGAAGCAAGTGAATTTATCAATGAACATGGAATAAAAGGAATAACTTATGACGGGGGAAATGACGGGAAATGTTTCGTTGTCTTTGACGATAAAGCTATCCGGATTATTAACCACTACAACCAAGAGCACAAAGGATCCTACGCCGGAGCCTATGACGCAGACCAGAACATTCTTCATATTTTTGAAGCAGCCAATCAGTCCACGGTCATTCATGAAAGTGCCCACTGGTGGCTGTCCATGCTGAACAACATCGCCATCGATCCGGAACTGAAAGAACTTGCTAAAGAAGACAAAGTAC